GCTGAATTTGGAACTGAAGAAAAAGAAGAAATTATTCCTGCAATAGAGGAGGCAAAAAAACTTGGTTTAAATACAGATGGACCATTGCCTTGCGATACATCTTTTGTTGTAGCTTATAAAAATAAAAATCATGATTGTATGGTTGGCATGTATCATGATGCTTTACAGTCTGGTCTTAAAGCTTTTGGTTTTGATAGAGGAGTAACAGTGCAAGGTGGTTTAACAGTACCTATTACAACTACAGCTCATGGTTCAGCTTTTGATATAGCTGGAAAAAATATAGCAAATTTAGAACCTTTGCTAAACTCGTTTAAAATTGCTTTATCAATGGCAGAAAATAAAAAAAATTAGAACTTAATTATTAATACTCTTCAACCTCATTTAAAGTTGGCATTGAACTTGCAGCACCTAGTTTAGTGGTTGATATACCTGCAACTTTATTTGCAAAGGTTAATGCATCTTTATTATTTAGATTTATAGATAACGCATAAGCAAATGCACCATTAAAAGCACCATTTCTGCCGTCAGTATTTACTATTTTAGCATCAGCAGTTGACTTAGAAGAATATACTTTTCTATTCGCATAATCTTCATCCCATAGTGAACCACCAGTATAATATATGTCACCAATACCAGCATTATTTGGAATACCAGGTTTTTTAATGTGATAAGGCATTGTTCTATCTTTTTAGGTATTTATGTAACCTCTACATTTTGTTTTAATGTTCCACCTTTTGATACTTTACCATCAGCATAAAATGACTTTACTCTTTCTCTTCTCAATTTCATTAAACGATCATACTCTTTTTGTTGTTCTGGTGTATAAGTAAATACTTGTTTACGATATTCTTCTCGTAAAGCATTTAATTGTTTAAGAATTTCAGAAGGTTTCATAATTGAATTGTTATTATATTGTAAGGACACTTTACTCGCTTCAATTAATAATATTTTTGTAGAGGAGTGTCATAATCAATGAAAGGAGATTCCCACCATTGATGAGATGCCTTTCTACGTCTAGGTTTATAACCCAGTTCTTTCATAAATTTTTGATGAAAAAGTTTATCTTGCCATGATTCACGCATATCAACCTCCATCAATATCACAACCAATCATAGCACCACCAACAACACCTAAAGGAATTGCCCACCAACGGTCTTTACCTCTTGATATTGATGTTGCTAAACCACCACCTAATAATCCACCAGCAAGTGTACCCTCAGAACAATCATTAGTATCATACTCTACTGTTGTATGTTTATGAATTGTTGGACCTGAATATGTTCTTCTATCACCACAAGGAACCTCAATCGTTTCATTCCATGACTTTATATAACCAGGATTATCTGCTGTGCCTGGTACATATTCTTCTCTATACTCTGACTTATAACAAGTTCTACTAGCAGAATACCCTCGTTGATATTCATCAGCAACAGCAGAAACAGGAGTTAATGCTAATAATACGGCAAGTGCAGTTTTCATTTTAAAATTTGTCTATAATCCTATTATATCAGAAAAGGATTCATTCACGCAACTTCTTGTGCCACTTCTCTAAGTGCCTCCATTCTGAGGAAAATACCATCCATATTATACTTGAGTTGATAGTTCTCAGTAGTTAGATAATATCCATCAATATCTTTACCATTGTCTGTATATCCATACCCCTTTACTTTCTCCTCTACTCCATCTATTCTTAATTTCTTATCTCCTGTCAGATAAGATTGGTATCGTTCGTCTAAATTAAACATAGTTTTACTGTGAATGTGAGGGTATTATAACATTAGTTATGTAAATATCTATGAATTTAATAATGTCTTTAGACTTCCGCAATCATTCGTCACGTTTTTTTGCTGGAGAGTCTAACAAGTCTCTCAAATCTTCAAACGATTTAATATGTTCTATATCCATCAATAATTTAGATACTTGAGTTACAACTAAAGGATTTTCATTCACGGCGGCAGATTTAATTGCTGACCTAATACTACCCTCTGCTTCAAGTAAGTAATCTAATGTCTGTTCAGATAGTGCCATAATTAAAACCTTGATGGAATACTATTATAAGATGTAGGAGTATATTCATAACCATATTTATTTAACGCTTTTTCAAAATCCTCACCTTCTAGTTCACCATTCCAATACCTACTCTCTTCACTTGTTAATACTATACCAGGTATTGACTGGTATGTTGTTAGAGGAATCCATGCAGGTTCTTCATCTTTAAACTGAACTAATACTTCAGTTATAACTTTTGCAAGAAATCTGTCATAAGTCTTTCTTGTATTTTTAATTGGATTGTTCATAATTACCCCTGCCATATTAAATCTGGCATTGCTTGTGTGCCTGGTCTATTCACGATTAATAATATAAAGTATCCAACAAACCAGATAATGTTGAATAACCATGCTTGCCTCCAGAAATACTTTCTGACTGCCATAGATCTAAGAATCTCAGGTGCTTTATCTTGTGATCTAAAGATCTGTTCTATAATAAATGCAATGATTGTTGCTATCACTAAAGGATAGAATACAAAGTTTGCGAATGACATTACTGCTATTAAGAAAGTCATTTTAGATTAAACCCCTTTTGATTTTTCCAGTCTGCATACATTTCACCAAAGATCATACCCTCATGAGATTTTAATTCACGACCCTCAAGTATATCTACTTGTTGATCTGTTAGTTTACTTCTGTTCATTTTAAGATACTCACTCTCCCAATTTTGAATTGAAAGTAATATATTCTTATCAACCATAACTAACAACCTTCTGAGTCATGTTCCATATCATAATAAATTTGAGTGGTTGACGAATTACGATCTCTTAATCTTAAGGTATAAACATAATTTAATACCTGTTCACGAACATCCATCAACTCATTATAACATTTTTGATTATGAGCGCAAGATCTTAAGGCAGTGTCTGGTTTCTGAACAGACTCAATAAAGATGTCAACTGCACGATTATACTTATCCACTTTTGATTCAGTATCATCCACTGATTTTTGATCCTTCATCCAGTTCACCTCCATCGAAACAGTGTGGTTCAGAGTTCTCTTTAATTACTTCAATCAACTCCTCTCTATGCAATGGTTTGGATTTATTGAGGTTATCAATAATTTCCTGACCACTTTCACAGGTAAGAAGACTAGCAGCAAGTAATTCGATCATAACTCTCCGTATGCCCTGTTATTTATTTTACCACATCCCAATGGTCATCGCAAGTGGCACTGATAGCAAACTTGTATCTACCTGAGATAGATGAAAGATATATCTTACCATACTCTCTCTTATCAACACGGCAAGAGTGAAGACTATCCATAGAATTAGAGAATCTCTCTTTTGCGTCCAAAGATTTTGGATTCACGCAAATAAACTCTTTCTTCATTAGAAATACCTCATTTCAAGAGTGCTGATTGCTGCAAAGGCAAGACGAACTCCCCAGTGCATAGCCCAGACGAAGGAAGCAATGAAGAGTAATTTCTCCTTGCTTGTCATCTCTTTACTCATACTTTTTATTAAACTGCATATAGTATAACCCCTCCAGTTAGACTGAAGGGGTTTGCTGTGACACTTTGTAATGTGATCTATAGACCTGCTGCGTCTAGTCTTGCTTTCAGTGCAGTATTCTCTGCAGAAAGTTCCTTGACTGCATTGACGAGATGCCACATTATATCATCATCATTAACAACTTTAACTCCATCAGATGTTTCTGATACAGCTCTTGGAATTACTTGTTCTAACTCTTGAGCAATAACTCCAAGTTGAATACCTTGTTTATCAATCTTAGCTGATCTTGGATTCTCAAAAGCAGTAATTTCTTCTTCTGTTCTATATTCAAAATTACGAACCCTTACATTTAATATTTTGCTAAGTCCTTCATTATAATCAACTATATTCTTCTTAATTCTTTCATCAGATGTTGTAGACCAAGATGAGGAATTATTAGACTGATACATTCCACTAGATGCTTTCATTAATCCAGTATTACTACCTTTACCATCAGCATCTCTACCAAAAACTAATTCATAATCATTATCTGCTGCAGATCCACGAGCATTAAGACCAATAATAACGTTACTACCACCAGTAACAGCTACATTATAATTACCAGCTAACTGACCTATACAGACATTTCCTTCAGAAGTTGTTAGTCCTCCTCCTGCACCAGATCCAATTAAAGTATGACCATTACCTGTTGTTAGTGCTCCTCCTGCACCAGAACCTACAAGAGTTGTATGGTTAGTTGTTGTAATGGCATCTCCAGCTTGATAACCAATAGCAGTAGTATTGTCAGATGTTGTTTGTGATTTTAATGCACCATAACCAACAGCTACGTTACTATCACCTGTTGTGTTTGCAGCTAATGCACCACTACCTATACAAACATTTTTACTTCCTGTTGTAATCACTCTTCCAGCTGGTTGCATAGTAACATCATAACCACCTATACAAACATTAGCAGCTCCAGTAGTTATATCACCACCTACATATCTACCAATCGCAATATTACCTCTTCCTGTAGTTAAATCATCTAATGCTCTTTCACCAATCGCAACACAATCTGCTGCTGTTGTTGCAGTATGCATTGCATAATGACCAATAGCAACGTTAGGAGTAGCTGCACCATCGGACGTATACATTGCATTTTTACCAATAGCAATATGACCAGTAACATCTGTGTTAGTATAGAGTGCATAATGACCAATAGCAACTGTACTTCCTCCTGTTGTATTTAAAGCAGCAGCTCTATATCCAACAACAGTGTTATTACCACTTCCACTACTAGCAGTTTTAAGTGCTTCTTGACCAACAATTGTATTTTCACTAACAGTTGTTAATGCTGATGCTGCACTATCACCAATAATTACATTTAAAGAACCAGTTGTTAATGCTGATCCTGAATTATTACCCAATGCAGTATTTCTATTTCCTGTTGTGTTTGCAGCTAAAGATCCCTCTCCAATAGCAGTGTTAAAGTTAGATGTGTTTGCAGTTAATGCCTGATAACCAACAGCAGTGTTTTGTTCTCCAGTAGTAACTGCATCTAATGCATAATTACCAACAGCAACGTTTCTATCTCCTGTTGTGT